AAGCATTTAAAATATTTAAAGCAGGGCAAGAATCAATGGAAGAAGGTGGAAAATCGTTCGACCAATTTTGGAAAACATACGGAGGTAATAAATGAGCAACAATAAACAACAAACGGCAGTAGAGTTTTATGCTGAGGAATTTGCAGAGCATTTAAAAGAAAACTACGGTATTAAGATAACAAATCTGACCTTATTGAAAAAATCAAAAGAAATGGAGAAGGAGCAACACGTTAAAAGTTGGGAGGCTGGTTTAATGAAGGTTGATTTTAATGAATACTACGAACAAACATACGGAGGTAACCAATGAGCAATAAACAACAAACGGCAGTAGAGTGGTTAATCGATAAACACTTTGGTGGTATTGAAAACGTAACACCTGATTTTAAAAAACATATTCAACAAGCCAAAGAAATGTTTGAGGAGCAGATGATTGATTTTGCAAATGGATACTCGGCACAAGACCAATACAAAATATCAGCAAAAGATTATTACAAAGAAAATTACGGAGGTAACAAATGAGCGGAGGACAATTTGATTACGATCAATACAAGATAGGTTATATAGCAGAAACCATAGAAGCCCAAATAGAAAAGAGCGGTAGAAGAAAGACAGATGAAGAACTCATAGAAGAGTTCTGGATTGATAAAGAATGGCTAGAAAGAAATCCTGAAGACATAAACCACTATGAATATCCTCCAGAGGTAATAGAGAAATTCAAGGAAGCAGTCAATATTTTGCGTAGGGCTCAGATATACGCACATAGAATAGACTGGCTATTGTCTTCAGACGATGGAGAAGAATCTTTTCTAAGTAGACTACAAGAGGATTTGTCTAAAGTAAAAGATTTGTGAAAAAATCACAATAACTGGTAATAAAAATCGCAAAAACGCGCATTTAAGTCCTTTTTAAGGGGATTTTTTACATTATTTAAAAATAAAAAAAATGAACGCAACAATATTCAAATCAATTAGAGAGACAGACGCTCCGTTTTACAGGACCATTGATTACGTAATCAATAGGATAAGAGAGGGCAAGTCAAAAGAACTAGTAAAGAAAATAAGAGAAGAGAAAAGCAAGGAGGAGAGGAACAGACTTAAGAAGGAATTGCCAGCAATATGTTTCTCCGGAGAGTTTACTAGAAGAGAAGACAACGCTATAATTAAGCATTCTGGATTCATATGCCTTGACTTTGATGGCTTTGACAAGAAGAGCGAGATGCTTGCCAAAAAAGAGGAATTAATGAAAGACAAGTTTACGTACTCTGTCTTTATATCTCCTTCAGGCGATGGACTAAAACTTCTAGTCAAAATACCGTCAGACGAAACAAACCACAAGTCATACTTCAAGGCACTAGAGAGGCATTATGGCTCTGATCATTTTGACCGATCTTGCAGTAATGTAAGTAGGGTTTGTTATGAGTCTTATGACCCGCTAATATATCACAACCCAGATTCAAAAGTATGGGACAAGATGGACGAGGAGGAGGGTAAAACTATAGACCACCCACAAGACAAGTACACAATCGTGGTTTCTGACAAGAACGAAGTCATGAGAAGGCTTCGCCTTTGGTGGGATAAAAACTATGGCATGGTTGTAGGGGAGAGAAACAGAAATGTTTATATCCTAGCGGCTGCATTTAACGATTATGGCGTACCTAAGGAGTTGGCCCATTATGTTATTCAAGAGTTTCAATCACCTGACTTTACGTTATCAGAGATAAAGACTACCGTTGAAAGTGCATACAAAAAGGAGCACAACTTTAACACTAAGTTCTTCGAAGATAAAGAGGCGATAGACAGCGTAAAGAATAAGATACGGAAGGGCGTGCCAAAAAAGGAGATACGTTCTCAACTGCGAGAGTCTAACGTTGGGGACGCTGCCATAGAGGCTGTAATATCTAGAATTGAAGAAGACTCAAGTGTTAATGAATTTTGGACAAAAGGAGACAAAGGAAGTGTTAAAATTATACATTACCAATTTAAGGAGTTTCTCGAGGAGAATGGCTTCTACAAGTATTGCCCGCACGGCTCAACGAGTTATGTATTTGTTAAGGTTGAGAATAACCTTATATCTAATACTACGGAAGAAGAGATCAAAGACTTCGTTCTAGAGTATTTGATGAGACTTGATGACCTGTCAATATACAATCATTTTGCCGACAAGACTAGGTACTTTAAGGAGGACTTTATGTCTATGTTGTCTACGGTTGACGTATACTTTATCGATGACGACAAAGAGAATAGCTATATCTATTATCGCAATTGTGCTGTAAAGGTAACTTGTGATAGTGTAGTTCCTATAGACTATTTAGATTTAGGCGGTTACGTCTGGAAGGATCAAGTTATTGACAGAGATTTTCAGATATGCGAACACTATGACTGCGACTTTAAGAAGTTTATCTCTAACATCGCCGGATCGAACAAGGATAGAATTAGGTCTGTTGAGAGCACGATAGGTTTCTTGCTTCACCAATATAAAAACCCAGGATACTGCCCAGCGGTTATTATCAATGACGAGGTTATATCCGAGAACCCCGAGGGTGGTACTGGTAAGGGTCTATTTGTTAGTGCGGTGTCTAAGTTAAAGAAGTCTGTGTCTATCGACGGTAAGTCATTTACATTTGAGAAATCTTTCCCATACCAAACGGTATCGGCAGACACTCAAATAATCGTTTTTGACGACGTTAGGAAGAACTTTGACTTCGAGAGGTTGTTCTCTATCATTACAGAAGGGATAACGCTTGAGAAGAAGAATAAAGACGCAATACGCATACCATTCTCAAAGTCTCCGAAGGTTGTTATCACAACAAACTACGCCATCAAGGGCAAGGGGAACTCTTTTGAGAGACGTAAGTGGGAGTTAGAGTTCAAGCAGTTCTACAACAAAGACTTCACACCTGAGCATGAGTTTGGTCACAGATTGTTTGACGACTGGAACGAAGACGAGTGGTGTAAGTTTGACAACTACATGATAAATTGCCTTAAGAACTTCTTATGCTTTGGATTTATTAAGAGCGACTTCAAGAACTTGAAAGTTCGTAAGTTTATTGCCGAGACTGACCATAACTTCTGGGACTGGATGAGTGATCCACAAAACCATTTAGTTAGGTTTGACGAAAGGTTGTACAAGCAGGCGCTTTATGATGGGTTTGTCACAGAGAATCCAGACTACGGTTTAAGGGGTAAAACGTCCATATCCATGAACCGCTTCTACAAATGGCTTCATACGTATGGTATATTCTCGACGGGCGCAGAGCCAGAAGAGGGACGAGACCACATGGGTCGTTGGATTAAGTTCACAAAAATGGACGACATAGATTTAGAAGAAATATGAATCATAACGTAGCAAAATCAATAGTAAATGGCAAGCAAGTATGGCGTGCCTACTATGACGGAGTAATTGTCTGCACCGTATTCACGTATGCAGAGGCTGTTAACTTTTTAAATTCATTAATATATGGTACTGAAAGCGCGATATAATTACGGAAACGTAATGTGGTGGGCGTGTGTAGATTCTAACGGATCGGTAATGGCCCTTTTCTTGAATGAAGACCACACGGATATATTTATATCCACAATGAATTTAGGAATAGAAAAATCAAAACAACAAAAAGAGTATGTCGATTACACTGAGGCAGTACCAGGAGGAAATCTCAAGGGAGGCACAACAGAAACTACTTCAGAATAAGTTTGTTTATTTATCCATGGAAGTGAGGTGTGGTAAAACTCTTACCGCACTTCATTGCCTAGACAGTTTCTTCTTTTCTAAAGTCTTATTTATAACCAAGAAAAAGGCTATTTCATCTATAGTTTCTGACTACAAGGCGTTGTCTCCGGCATATGATTTAACTGTTACTAACTATGATCAGTTGCATAACATATCAGAAACGTTTGATGCGTTCGTAATCGACGAGGCGCATAGCTTGGGTTCATTCCCTAAGCCTTCTTTAAGGGCTAAATTAGTCAGAGATGTTATAAGTAGATGTGAGAACCCATTTGTCATATTCTTGTCTGGTACACCAACGCCAGAGTCTTACTCTCAAATGTTTCATCAAATGTGGGTTCTAGGTAGGCTGTCTCCATTTGCAAAGTACATAAACTTTTATAGGTGGGCGAATGACTATGTAAAGGTGTGGCAACGCGTTATCAATGGCAATAGGATTAATGTGTATGACAACGCAATACAAGAAAAGGTGATGGGCGACATGTCTAAACACATGATATCGTTCACGCAGTCTCAAGCAGGTTTTACCACGTCAGTAAACGAGAATGTTCTGCATGTAAAAATGTCTGATCAGACATATCAAATGTGCGACAAGCTAAAAAAAGACTTAGTTCTTGAAGGAAAGGGAGATGTCATACTTGCAGACACGCCAGTTAAGTTAATGCAGAAGCTGCATCAGATGTACAGCGGAACTATTATTTTAGAGTCCGGGAATCGACTGGTGTTTGACACAACAAAGGCTGAGTTTGTCAGGGAGAGATTTAAGGGAAAACGCATAGCGGTATTCTACAAATTTCAGGCAGAGCTAGATTGCTTACTGTCTGTATTTCAAGAAGATATGACCACTGATTTAGGAAAATTTCATGCAGGTGACTGTGATAATTTTGCTATACAAATTGTCACGGGGCGCGAGGGGATATCTTTAAAGCAGGCCGACTATTTGGTTTACTATAACATTGACTTCTCTGCTACGTCTTACTGGCAAAGCAGGGATCGTTTAACTACGATGGACAGGCTTTCAAACGAAGTGTTTTGGGTTTTTGCAGAGGATGGAATTGAGGATAAAATATACAAGGTTGTGCAATCAAAGAAAAATTTTACAATTAGTCATTTTAAGAAAGATTTTCTCTAAATTTGTGCCCCCATGTTAGAAAGCAAGCTACAATCTAAAATGATTAAACTTGCTGAAGAGTCTGGCTGGTATGTCCTAAAACTTATGAAAACCAATAAAAATGGTATACCCGATCTGTATTTGTACAGGTCTGGAAGAACTGTCTTTGTTGAAGTAAAAGCAGAAGGCAAAAAGGCTAGACCTCTTCAGGAGTTTAGAATTAAAGAGTTGATGGAAATAGGTGTCGAGGCTTTTGTCTGCGACTCAATCGAAGAATTTAAAAACATAATAAAATGAACAACAAAGTAGAACTATTGGGACATTTAATTTGGATGTGAGTAGAAATGTCTTTATATTTGTGTATGAAATCGGGAGTTTATGCTATTATTTGTAGAATTACCAATAAATTCTACATTGGTTCGTCAAAGAATGTGTCTAAAAGATTAAATCATCATTTTAGAAGTTTAAAAAATAAAACACATAAAAATCCACATTTACAAAATGCATGGAATTTGTATGGCGAAGATAGTTTTTATAGTTTAATTGTCGAACATGCCGAAAACAACATTGAAAGAGAACAGTTTTGGATTGAGCAAACGCAATGTTATTTAAGAGAGGTTGGATTTAACAATACTAGAAAAGCAGATGCTCCCTTTGGATATAGACATACTAAAAAGGCTAGAGAAAAAATGTCTTTAATAAAAAAAGAACAATACGCTAAAGGTGTTATTGTTTCAAACTTTAAAAATAGAAAAGAAAGAAAGCACTCTGAAGCAACAAAAGAAAAAATTAGGCTAGGCAAATTAGGGGAATTAAACCCTATGTATGGAAGATCTTTGACTAAAGAACAACGGAAAGTAAAAGGGATAAACTTAAACTCAGTGCCGCGTTGGAATAAAGGTAAAACTTCTAAAGATGATCCTCGAATAGCCAAATTGGCTACCTGGAAAGGTAAATTGCCGCCTAATGCTAAAAAATGTTGTTTAGTAAATAAACAAACAAATGAAAAAGTTTTTGCTAATTCACTAAAAGAATTAGCCCAAAAGTCTAATATACCTTTGGTTTCAATTAATAGAATTACAAAAGACAAATCACCTAAATATAAACATTACAAAATTATTTATGAAAGTAGAATTGATTAGTGTATTTGGCGACGACAACATGATTGTTGATGTGGCCAGGGTTAGTTACGGAAAAGAAGCCTCAAACTACTCCAAAGAACAAAATAGTAAGTTGATAAATTACCTATGGAGGCATGGGCATACAAGTCCATTTAGACATCCTCAATTACAATTTAGAGTACAATGCCCAATATATGTTGAGCGTCAGCTTTTTAAACACAATGTAGGTGTATCTGTCAACTCTATTAGTGGAAGGTATGTTGACTTTTCTGACCAGTATTTTGAGATTCCGTTTTTGGGATGGAGAAAACAATCTGAAAGCTCAAAGCAGGGAAGCGAGGGTTTTGTAGGTTTCAAAGAACAGGTTATTGCTGAAGAAATACAACGCAATGTTATAGCTTATTGCAAGAAGGCTTATAACGAATTGACAAGCATGGGTGTGTCGAAGGAGCAGGCTAGGTCTATTCTTCCTATGAATCTTATGACAGAATTTATTTGGACTGGAAGCTTGCAAGCTTTTTTACATATGTACGCACTTAGATCTAAAAAAGACGCGCAACAGGAGACAAAAAGCATTGTATTGGAAATGATGAAACAACTAGAGGAAACAAACAAATTTGAACAAACTTTAAAAAATATATATGAAACAACTAATTGAGAAGGCACATGGCGTTGCCAAAGAAAAAGGATTCTGGGAATCAGAAAGAAACGTATCAGAAATGTTAATGTTAATTGTGTCAGAGTTAGCTGAAGCGCAAGAGGCTTTGCGTAAAGACCACTTTGCAAAGATTGAGCACGTTAGAGGATTACACGCTGACGTGGTAATTAACCAGTATGACGACGAGTACAATATCATGGCTGGTCCGTGGAAGAGTGGGTTTGAAGCTCACATCAAATCAACGTTTGAAGACGAGTTGGCTGACGTTGCTATCCGCTTGTTTGACTTGTGCGGCGGTCTTGGTGTTGACCTTGAAAAGCATATTGAATTAAAGATGATGTATAACTCAATGCGTGGATATAAGCACGGTAAAAAATTCTAAGCCATGGAAGTAAATCATAAAATATTATCAGACATCGTTGTGTGGAGTAAGTATGCTAAACACATTGATAGCAAACAGAGAAGAGAAACTTGGGAAGAGTTGGTGACTCGAAACATGGAGATGCATATTCGCAAGTTTCCACACTTAGAAAAATTAATTAGAACAAATTATGAATTGGTATTCGAAAAGAAAGTCCTCCCGTCGATGCGGTCTCTACAGTTTAGTGGCAAGCCTATCGAAGTTAACAACGCTCGCTTGTTTAATTGTAGCTATTTGCATGTCGATGATTATCGGGCGTTTAACGAAACTATGTTCTTGCTTTTGTCGGGGACTGGAGTTGGCTATTCTGTTAGCAAAAACCACGTTTCTAAACTTCCTGAGATTATTCGACCTACGAAACAAAGAAGGTATTTAATTCCCGACAACATTGAGGGATGGGCCGACGCCGTAAAGGTGTTGATGAAGTCTTACTTTGGATTGAGTGCTTGGAAGCCTAACTTTGATTTCAGGTCTATCCGCGCTAAGGGAGAGAAGTTGATCACCTCTGGTGGTGTTGCTCCGGGTCCAGAGCCTTTAAAAATTTGTTTAACCCATATCGAAGCGATCCTTGAGCGCAAAAAAGATGGTGAAAAGTTATCGTCATTAGAGTGTCACGACATCTTGTGCCATATCGCAAATGCCGTATTAGCTGGAGGTATCCGCAGATCTGCAATGATTGCGTTGTTTGACCATGATGACGAAGAGATGTTAACATGTAAGTCCGGAAGCTGGTGGGAAACAAATCCGCAGCGAGGTAGAGCGAATAACTCTGTTAAAATTCTGCGTAACGGGGAGGTGTCTAAAGATATGTTCTTAACACTGTGGAAAAAGGTTGAGGCTAGTAATGCTGGAGAACCTGGGTTTTTGTTTACTAATGACTTAGAATTGGGTACTAATCCATGTGCGGAAATTAGTTTGAATTCGTTTCAGTTCTGCAACTTAGTTGAGATTAACGCATCTGATATCAAAGACCAGTTTGATTATGAAGAAAGAGTTGCTTCTGCTGCTTTTATAGGAACTTTACAAGCGTCTTATACAGATTTTCATTATCTGAGACCCGAATGGAAAGAAGTAACCGAGCGTGAGGCTTTGTTGGGTGTTGGTATGACGGGTATTGCCAGTGGTAAAATATTTGATTTAGACATTGCGGAGGCAGCCGAGGTTGCAGTTCGTACCAACAAGTTATTGGCTCAACAACTAGATATTAGCGTATCTGCGCGTATCACTACAATCAAACCTAGCGGAACTGCTTCAATTGTATTAGGATGTTCTTCTGGAGTACACGCTTGGCATTCTAAGTATTACATTCGCAGAATGCGTGTGGGTAAATCTGAGGCATTGTATACTTACTTGTCGATTAATCATCCAGAACTTTTGGAAGACAGCGTGTACGATTCAAGAGAGGCGTATGTATCTGTTCCCATCGCTGCTCCTGAAGGGGCTTTGACAAGGGAATCAGAATCAGCAATTCAATTCTTGGAGAGAGTAAAGTTACTCCACGAGAAATGGATTAAGCCTGGACACGTCTATGGGGAGAATACACACAACGTATCTGCCACCGTTACTATGAAACAAAATGAATGGTCAATGGTAGGTGAATGGTTGTGGGAGAATCAAAATCACTACAATGGTTTGTCATTCTTACCCGAAGATTTAGGATCGTATGAGCAGACTCCCTTTGAGGAAATTGATGAGGCTAAATATCTAGAGTTATCAAAGGTTCTCAAAGGAATTGACGTCGCAAATATCATCGAGATCAACGATAATACTAGTTTGATGGGGGAAGTGGCGTGTGCTGGAGGCACAGGTTGTGAAATAGTTTAAAAAATTTTTGCAAAAGGTATTGGTTTTCGATACCTTTTGCATATTTTTGCTTTATAAATTAAATAAATATGGAAGACAATTCAGCACCAATGAGAGAGTTGACACTCGGAGAAAAGAGATGTCACATTAACTTCAATCCGTCATCTCATGATAAGATTGGGCAATTCAAACGTATGATGGCTGACGCTATCGACTTTTGCGATAGCGAAATTGAACACTCCTCACTAAGGGGGGATGGATATTTGGAGCAAGTAAGATGCTTTAAGATTGCAATGGAGCATTTAGAAACAGCACAAATGTATGCGGTAAAAGGAATCGCTAAAGGGTTAAAGTAATGGAGCAGCAATTAATGGATTTTGGCGGTGCGATTAAGGCAGCCAAAGAAGGTAAAAAAGTAGCCAGAATCGGCTGGAATGGTGCAGGGATGTTTGCTTACATCGTGCCAGCTGCGTCTTATCCTGCGCAAACAGGTGCTGCTAAGAGTTATTGGGGAGACCAACTTGTGCCTTATAGAGCATACTGGGCTTTGAAGACCGCACAGCAAGACGTGGCAACTTGGGCTCCAAGTGGCAGTGATTCTTTGGCTGAAGACTGGGTAATCGTAGATTAAAAAATAATAGCTCCGTTGGCCAGGAGATCGTAAAACACAGATCGGCCTCTTAACAATGCCCAAAACATCTGTTCTCATCGTATAGGAGATAGGGTTAGCCTTCCCGACGTCGTTCAAAAAGGCAAACATAGTCAGATAGAGTAAAAGTAACTCGTGGGTGACGATGTGTAACAGAGGGGCGTTGATGTCCCTCTGTGAAATCAAAAGACCAAGAACCAGGTGCAGTACCTGGTCTGGCTGCAATTCTATTTACTGAAAACCTTGTTCTTGTGTAAAAAATGTTTATATAAAAACTTTTTTAGAACGTAAATTTGTTTCGTTGTTTTGATTAATGTTGATTTTTGGTGGCAGAGGGCCCAGGAAACTGGGCTCTTTTGCTTAAAAATAAAATGGAAAAATACGTAAATAGCGTTATGCAGGAAATAAACGAGCTCATGACTGAGCTGTACGAAGCCATGATGGACAACGATAGCAAGGAAGTTCAAAAGATAATTGACAAAATTATTCCTCAGCTAAGAGACATAAAATCTACTTATACAGATGAGCAAGTTTAAAAAAATGGCTCTCGAGATGTTCGAGGCTGGAGAAACTAATAAAACTAAAATAGCCAAGGCATTAAAGGAAAAGCTAGAGTTAGACGCCCCTGTGGAGTCTATACGTAGAAACGTATCCAATTACATTAATAAGAGCCTCCACAAGGGACTTATAGAGCAGTGTGATAGTGTAGGAATACCCGTAGACAATGTCAATCATTATTGGCATAAAGGCAAACACTATTCCATTCATGTGGCTGGAAGCAAAGCTATAGGATACGAAGAGATGAGAGATGATATTGTTGCGTCCATGAACGAACACTCTCCATCATATCCAATAATAAAAAGAGAGTTAGGCAATAATGGCCACTTGCTCGTAATAGATCCGGCAGATGTGCATATAGGTAAGCTTGCTAGCTCTTTTGAGACTGGAGAGGATTACAACAATCAAATGGCCGTAAACAGGGTAGTTGAAGGTGTCCATGGGATACTCAACAAGACGTCTGGTTTCAATATCGATAAAATATTATTTGTTGCTGGAAACGACATATTACACATAGATACGCCAAAAAGAACTACTACTAGTGGAACCCCGCAGGATACAGATGGTATGTGGTATGATAACTTTTTAATAGCTAAGAAGTTGTACATAGAGATTCTAGAGTTGTTAATTGGTGTTGCGGACGTTCACTTTGTGTATAACCCATCAAACCACGACTATACAAATGGATTCTTTCTTGCTGATGTTATACAAAGCTGGTTTAGAAATTGCAAAAACATTACGTTCGACTGCTCCATCGCCCATAGAAAATATTTTAAATATCACAACAATCTAATTGGCACGTCTCATGGCGATGGGGCTAAGTTGCAGGACCTTCCACTACTTATGGCTCAAGAATGCGCATCTGAATGGGCTCAAACAAAGCATAGGTATGTATACACGCACCACGTACACCATAAAACATCTAAAGATTACATAGGTGTTACAGTAGAGAGTCTAAGGTCTCCGTCTGGTGCTGATGGGTGGCACCATAGGAATGGATATCAGCACAACCCAAAAGCTGTGGAGGGGTTTTTACATCATCCACAGCATGGGCAAATTGCTAGAATAACTCACTTGTTCTAAAGTCCCTCTCTCATTCTCTTTCTTTCTTCTTCTAATTCTTTCTTTCTTTTTTTATAGTCATCGTACTCTTTCTTTCCAACCGCCTTAAATATCATTAATTCTTTTTCGCTAGTAAGATCATTTTCCATCATTATCTTAGCGTCAGCTGGTCCAACTTTTTCAATTATCTTCATTTGCTTAGACGTCATTGCCCTGCTTTCTATTGTCTTGTTATTTTTTCTAATTATAGCATCTATATCAGCTGGAGCTCCTATTAAATATGCGGCATACAAAGCTGCATTTAAAGCTGCTAATTGCTGGTCGTCTTCGCTTAGATATTTGATGGTTTCTTTTCCAAATACTTCTTTTTTAACTTCACCTGTAGCTGCTGTTGTAGCGTATTCAGCAAGAGTTGATATTTTTGATGGTAAAATACCAATTACACCAAACTGATCAAACCAGTCATCTGAAGGCTTGTCATAGATCCTGAACGGGTTTTTCTCTGGATCAAGCCCTAATGACTCTGGAACGGAAGCGTTTAATCCAGTGGCCTTAAACATCTCGTTCATTGCCTTGTACGCCATTATATCTAGTCCTGGTACAGGGGGCACAAACAAATCATTAACTATGTTTCCGGCAGTATTTGCCGCAGCATTCATAACTCGCTTGTTCTTCTTCTCTTCGTCATCCTCTTCGCCTGTAATCCAGTCAGACATCATCTGCCACATTTCAGCAACGTAGAACATAATAGCGCGATACACCAATAATTCAGCTACTGTAGCAGCCAATCCAAGACCAGCGTCAACCTTCTCTTGGTTAGAAACTTTACCGTCTACAACGGTTCTTGCGTCTGCCCATATTCTTGACTTGGCATTAATAATGAATCCCATCATGGGGAATATTACCTTACGCGCTATAGCTACACCAAATGTAGGGTTTGTCATAAACTCTCCCAGCATGTCCGTGTCGTTCACGTTTTGATGTGCTGTCTGCTGCTGTTCTGCAAACTCTGCTGCGTCTTTATCGAACTTGTGTTCGTTCCAGTTTATGTTGGACACGTCAACACCTTTTCTCTTTAACGCTTGCTTATAGTATGCAATCCACGCCGCTCTAGCTGCAAATGCGTCAGGCTTCTGTAGTGTGATGTCTAACAACATTGAGTTCCATTTACCAATAGCATCAACGCCCTTCATTATCATATTGTCCTGAGCTGCACGTATCATCTTATTTAATGACTGCACTTCAGCTCTTGATCCTATGTTACGGTTAGATATTGGAAGTCCTGAGTTAGATAATGCCTCCCACGACTTAAACACCTCTGTTAAGCCAGTTCCTCCAGTCTTAACTATTGTATAGATAAGTGTAGGCATTGTCTGTACTAATGGCATTGTTAACTTAGCCAAGGCCTTGGTAACACCCAATGAAGATAGCCTATTGATAGCACGCATTACTGGTACCATTGATCTTTCTGTTGCGGCTCCCTTTCCCTTGCTGCTTTTAACGTATCCAATTATACGTGCTCTGTACAGGTCCATTGTCTCAGTGCTGGCAAATAACTTCTTAAATGACTTAGATGTCAAGAAACCTTTAATCTGCTGCACGCTGTCGGCTGTATAAATATCTACAAGAGCTGAGTTAAGGGCTGTAGAGTTTACCATGTCAAAGTCAAGGTTGACTACTCTGGTCTTCTCGCCAACTGCATTAACTGGCAATGCGTTAACTCTCTTGTTCTTCATTAACGATCCAGATCTTTCAGTATTAACAACATCGTTATTTGCTAAGAATTCTGAATCGAACACGTTTTCTTGTACAATGCTCTCTGCCAAATACTGGAATCTATCTGGAGTGTAATTACTATCTCTGTCAAGCAGCGTGTTATACACAGCTCTTGAAACCTCAGACATTTTCGCGTAGTGCTTACCCCACTCTTCTATCCACCAATTTACTGCGTCTACATTTATTTTAGATGCTTTTGCCTGTACCTCTTCGATGCTATTTGATCCACTTAATACCTTATCGTAGATTTCTTGGTACACAGCAGCCTTGTCTCTTAGGCTGTCGTCAGTTCTCTGATTTAATCCTTCAATCGTCTGTTCTATTAATTCCTTGCGTCTGTTGAATTCAGCTTGCTTCTGGAACTGGTCTCCCTCTACAGTTCTTGACATGAACGCAACCATGCCACGCTCAACAACGTTCTTGCTATCGAAGAATCCTTTGATATCTTTAAACTTATCTTCATACGCCTGTATGGCTTTGTTTGCTATGTTTACTGCCTGTGCTTTACCAAACATAAAGTCAGTTAGCCCCATGGCCTTGTTAACCTGACTGATAACTGGTCGGCTGCTCCACATTAGCTTATTTAGGATTGGAAGTGGTGCTAAGTATCTGGCCCATATGCGTCCGTATCCTTTTATTCCAACTTTCTTAATGTCATTAGACTTAACGCCTGCCTCTGAAAGCAACCTAGCATTTTCATCGCCAAGTTCCATTCTAACTACCGAAGCCAGTCCATCAACAACGCCATTTGTTAAGAAGTTATTAGCCGCCTCTACTATTTTATACATTGTTGGCAATGACAGGTTTGAGAAGTCTAGTAACAACATCTTCTTCAATAACTTAATCTGCTCTGGAGATAAGTCTAAACTTTCTCCTGTAAGCGGATCTTCGTTTAATTGTGCGGCAACATACAGATAAGGCTTCATGTTTTCATACATAGCAGTAAGTGCCTCTATAGTCTTAGCTGCCTTGTCTTCTGATGCACCTTGATTCTCGATAGCCTCTACAAGTTTTCTCATCTCGTTAAGGGTCATAGACTTGTCAATAATCCCAGCCTCAACTAAATAATCATGAGACGCCATAAACGCTTCCTTGGCCATCTCCTCCTGTTCTGCAAGTCTGTTATTCACATAGGTTGACATCTCCTGTTCGTTGAAGGCGACACGCGGTCCAGCTTTTCTAGTTACAGCAGATAGAACCATGTTAGCCATCTCTATGTACTGGTCTATATTCTCTACATACTGAGGTATAATCTTGGCAAAGTCGCTAGCAACGTTAGCCATATTAGCTGCGTTGTCTTTGCTCTTCGCTGCCTTTCTTATCTGTGACTTTAATTTATTTGCCTCCTGTACTCTATCCAAGTAATCAGCTCTGTCAAACGCCTTCTTAACATAGTCAAAGAAACGCTCGCGCATTACTGGGTTAAGTACGTTCATGGCATCGTATCTCTTTAAAATCATAGCCACCTTTGACGCGTTTATTTTACCACGTTTAGCGGCTGACATCAATGCCAAAGATATAGATTGTCTCAACTCTTTTACAAATGCAATAGCGTCTTTAGCTGCTTTTGCCTCTGCTCTAATCTGGTCTATTAACGCCTTCTTTTCAGACACCGTAACCTTCTTGTCGTCAATACCAAATAGACGTTCTACAGATGGAGCTGACTTTAATCTGGCCTTTACCATCTTCTTTAAGTCTCTTACCATCTGCTCTCTCTGAGAGTCGTTTGCCCTTTGATATACCAATGACTGAGTTTGTAGATACTGCATTGCATTTTCTACTGCTTGGTTCAAAGTATTTCCTCTTTCTATGGACTTAGTGATAATACCATCGATTTGGGCCATAGCTCTTTCGTATCCAGGGATTGATTTTACGTCAATTTTTTGAGCCTTGGTGCTTACCTTTTCAATTTGCATCGTCTCTTTATTGACCATAAAAGGACCTTTTTCTATGATCACCGGATAGTTCGATGGTTTGAAGTCTCCTTCTTTTACAAGTCTAAATCCTCCAGATGAATTAGGCGTCTCATATCTAACCTTTCCATCTTCTGTAACTTCTGTAACTACAGAATCTCTTCCATCGGCTACTATAAGGTCTCCAACTTCGAATGTTTGATCTATTTTCTTGAAAGGAATATTTTCATCTATAGGTGTAAGGGATTTGTTTGATTGGGCTCTAAAATCTGCGTTGTTTCTCCATTTGGTTACAACCATGTCAAATCCATTCTCATTGGCAACTTTTGTTATCCAAGCCGTTTGATAGTTTGGACTAAAAGCAAAGTTCATCCACTGGTCTTTAGGATTATCCCTATTCATATACTCCGTGAACCTTTGCTTAGCCTCGTCGTAAAAGTTCAATGGATCTTCATTCATGTAGTATACCTTATCTTTAGGCACTACAACGGTATGTAGAACTGGACCAACTCCAGCTTCAGCTTGGTTATCTTGTGTGTAATACATTCCAAGACCACCTACAGTAGCTAATGCAGCCGCCTCTTCTTTACTTGTAAATCCTTTTTCGCTTCCAGACGACGGTTTTATTTTGTCTCTTCTATCAAAAGAGTAATGGTGGAAAACATAGTTTCCATTTTCATCTTCTGTCAAAAATCTACTAACAGAATCTGGTACATATGGAGCTTTCTGTGCTTTGGTGGTTACTTCAGGGATAATTTTTTGGCCGCCTTTGCTAGCGACAACAGCAGCTGCTCTTTCTGCGGCATTCTGCCTTCTTTTTTCAGCTGCTGAGAGATCTGCTTCAGCTGCTCGTAGTTTTGTTCTTGTTTCTTCATTTACTTTAAGTTTTTCTGTTAATTCATCAATCGCTGTTACATAACTAAAGCTAGGAGAATCATTTCCTGATTTTGTCCAAAGCTCTTGTTCAAAGTACCAAATAGCAGCCTGCAACTCGCTTACTTGCAAATTTAAGTCTTCTGCCACCATTTTAACAGCTTCTCGCATAATATTTCTTTCGCGATCGCTTCTTGGAACTTCTTGAATTTCTTTTTTCCCAGATACGGTATTAATCATGGTACCCATATAACGATTCCATGTTCTAGACCACCACAAATCCATGGTAATAGTCTCTCCAATACCAATCATATTTTGGTAAAATGATCCTATTTTCTCTCCGAATATAAACGCCCCGTTTCTTTCTCCTTCTGCATTCTTTTTAGGGTCGTATTTATTATTTGTTTTCCCGGGCCCTTTTCCGTTTACATCTGGAACTGATTCGTTATACTTTCTAAGCTCAGCAATAGGGTGTGGCGTTTGAAGCCAATTTACCACGGCATCTATAGATTTTAAATCAGTATATAATTTTTCAAGTTTTTCAAGTTGACCTACGATTATTTTACCTCTATTTGTATAGCCAGTTGGTTTGGGATATCCATCTTTCATTGAGGATTTAGAAATTTTTTCGTATTTCTTATTACCTTTACTATCAACCTCTGGCTTTCCAAGAGAGTCAACTAATTCTACAGTGTATTCTTTAGCTGTTTCTTTTACGATAGTACCACTAGCTACTGACTTTCCCTTCTTGTCGATAAAAGAAAGTTTCTTGTCTCCCCAGTTTTTTGAAAAATCAAAGTTTTTTGGATCTTTAGAATTGTTCCAAAGATTATACGCGTAAAATAAGTTTTGATTTGGATTAGTTCCAGAAGAAGTAAATGCCAATATGGACAAAAACAATTTATATTGACTTTCATCTAGCAGCTCTGGAAGTATAACCTTTATTTTATTTTCAAATTCTACCATATCTTCTATATACCAAGTTAAACCAGCAGCCCTTGGGTCTGGTTTACTATATAGATAATACCCAACTTCTTCATATACGTTATTTATAAATCTCTCAATCAATTCTTCTCTGGTAGAATTCGGTGGTATTTCGGAATCTCTGAGAGTGTTTAGAAATGACGCTACATCTTCTTTAAGTTTATTATCAAACTTAGGCCCATCAAGTATTTCAATGGCAGCTTTTTGAGCTTTAGCACTGATATCGGATAACAAATTGTTTTCACCATCTGCAAAGAATCCACCAATGTCCTCACCCTTAGCCATTGACTGAGATATCTCTGTCATAAAGCTTAAGATGTCTTGAGGAGTTGCGTCCTCTAAGAAAACTGGTCGTCCAAGTATCTTGTTTGCAAACTGATTGATTACATCTTTTAACTGTTGCAACAACGTCTTCTGCTGTGTTGTCAAGTTGTTGACATCTATATTAGCAGATGTAAGCATACCGCCTAATTGAGCTAGCCACTCTTCTGCCATAGTGTCAGTAGAGATATATTCTTCGTTCAGTACAAACTGATCTAACTTATCGGCAATGTCAGAATATCCATTATTTCTAAGCGTATCAGAAATAGAGCTTCTGAATGTAGAGAATAAATTCTCATCTTGACCAAATGCTTTCGCTAATATAGCGTGCCAAACTTCATGTGGCAGAGATGTTTCGTCAGATAATTGCTTGTTGATATAAATAGAAGAAACTTTTCCGTCTTTGAAAAACACCCTTGCCGCATCATTTTCTTGAACCTTTTGAGATACGCTTGATCCAAACTCCTTGTTGACAGCCTCTCTCATTTGCTGTGTATTCTCAACTTCTACGATATTTAGATCTGGGAATACGTTCTTTATAGATTTTGATATGTTTGAAGCCAAAGATGGTTGCGCTGTTGGGGTTAAGAATTGAGGGACCCTATTCTCTTTAATAGCCTTTGATATTTCTTTAAATTGCTCAGGCGTAGGCATTATAGGGTTTTCTCCAGTTGCTCCAGTCTTTACATTCTCAAATGTATCTAAGTCGAATAAAGATTCCTGGCCCAACATTCTGCCAATCTCTATAGCAGCTTCTCTATTGTTCCTAGGAGCAACAATATTAATGTCTATAGACGCCTCTCTTTTGTTTGGGAACTTATAGATACCAACCTTTACGGTCTGGTCGCCTATTTTGTCTGAGTGTTCTTCCACAAAGTCGGCTATAGCTTCAGGCGTAAGCTCGTCCAATGGCAGGTTCTTTGATGTCAATGGAACGACAAGGCCACCGTCAGCGTACACAGTTCCATCAAGATTGAACGTTTGTCCTGTCTCGTCTTCTATATTTGAAGATGTAACAATATCAATCTCTGGCTTAGTATTAGCGACGATCTTAGGTCGTTCTATAACTACTTCTTGGACACCTTCTTCGGTAACGACTTTAGGTTCTGTTTGGGGTTTTCCTTGCGCCATCTCTTCGCCAACTCTGGCTTCTGGCTGTACAGGAACTTCACTTGTTGTTTGCTTTTGAATGGCATTTGTAAAATCCTCCTTTTGTTTTTTTAATACTTGTTCTAAAAATTGTTTTTCTTTTTCGCTTGTTGCTTTATTTCTGTCTTCTATAGTTTGTTCAATCTCTTTTTTTCTGCGTAATAGCTCTTCTCCCTTTGCCTCGTCTATAGGGCCATATGACTCGATAGTCTCATTTTTGATTCTATAATACTCTTCTCTTAGATCGTTTATTCTCTTGTCTGCTTCACCTTTAGTTGTTTCGCTTACAGACTCTTCTTTTATCTTGGTCAACTCATCGATCTGCTTCTTTACTTTGGCAATCTCTGGATTTGTAATCTTAGCGCTAAAGTCTTTTACGTCCACGTATGGGTCGGTTTCTGCAATATCAACAAATTTAGCCTGTGATGGAGTCTTAGCGTTGCTCTTCATGTATTGATACGTTAATGAAGGTCCGCCGACAACAAACTCAGATAAGCCCTCTAATGCGATATCTCTTACATTAATTTCTTCTCCGGCTGATATTTGTCCAGCAAGTTCACCAGTTGCTCCTAATAAAGATTCTGAAACCAATTCAGCAGACGCGGCAGCAGCTTTCTTTTTAGCCTCAGACATTGTAGACGTAGCCAGCGACTTAGTAACGGCCTTGTATGCCTTACCAGCAACAGCTCCAGTCAACGCGTCAAATGTAGCGACTGGAATACCACGACTAAGCGCAAGCTCTCTTGCTTTGCTAACAACGCGATCATCAGACAGCGCGTTAATTAGGTCGTATTCGTTTGTTACGTCGTATCCGTTATCTGCCAGTGCTTGGCTAAACGTTCCTGAGTATTCTAATCCCAAAGACGTACCTCCGGCAATACCACCAAAGAATCCAGCAGCAGTACCTACACCAGGTAAAACTGTTCCAGCCGTAGCACCAACTACACCTTCTTTTATTTTAGATGGAGCGGTAGCGGCCATTGAGATAGACGAAGATATAATACTACTAACCAAGTCTTGCCAAAAAGGCCTTTGTTCTTTAGGTGTAGACTTTTGTAACACTCTATTAGCTCTAGCAATTTCTGCAACGTCAATATCCCCGAAATCTCCACTGCTAGCCGTCTTTTCTATTTCTCTTAATTTATATTGAGCTACGCCAGTTTCAATAGCGTCGTTCACAAACTTAACAGTCTCCGGAGCCTCTCCAAGTAACGACAATGTACCTGTGGGCAAGCTGCTCCATATACCAGACAAATAACTGTCTTCGCCTTTCTTCGGTTCGAATTGCTCGATAAGCGGAGTTGATGTAACCGCTTTGCCCTTTTCTACTGACTCGAGTCCAGACTCTGCTTGAAACTGTAATGTCTCCTTGCTGTCAAGGGCTCCGAGAGCTTGTTTTTTAGCTGCTGTCTCTCTAGCTGGTTTTACCTGCTCTGTCTGTTGTAGTCTTTCTTGCTCAGCTCTTTTAAATGCAGGTCCTAATGTCTCTCTAAAATCTGGCGTACCCAAAGAAGGACTTGGCGCCTTCTGATTTGTAGCCAAAGAAGTGGGTTGACTTTCCCGTTGAGATGGAGAAGCCATAGGTTCTTTTTTTTTTGAATCTGAGAAAAACTGATTTTTAAAAGATCCAAGGTCCTTAGTATACAGCTTGTCTTTTGCTAGAGCTCCATGCAATTTTTCTATAGCTTGATCGTTACTAAATTGACTTTCAAACTCCTGAAAGGATTTAGTGTATAATCCATCCGCATTAAGCGTTTCCCACAATTGTTTTTTTGCTGGCATTTTATTATAAGTTATCTAGTTTTCCAGTAGATGTTTTTTTGTTTTGTGTTTTTACTGTAGGCGCTCCAGTTTCAAATACCTCTTCAATACCATAATCAGTTCTTGTCCCTGAATTCAATGTCTGGTTGTAAACGCTGTAAAGTTGACTACTCCTTCTATTTATGGTCTTTAAACCAGGAAGAAACTGCCCCTTTCTTAATGGGTCTGGAACCCTATAGCTCACAATAACATTAGGGTCTGATTGTCCACCTGTTCCAGAGGAAGTAAACTCAACCTTTTCAATTACACCCCCAGTGTCAGGCATCACAAGTCCCTTTAAATTAATGGTTGCTTGATTGGGGTCAGATACCATCTTGTTTAACAACTCTCTCCTGTCTGCTATTTTTCTTTGTCTGATACCGTATGAAACCTCTTGCCCTGTAGGTTGTCTTTGTGTAGGAGTTTTTGGCTCAAAAAAATCTATCTTTTGTTCAACCTGAGAATCTATGATAGGCCCAATGGCGTTTTCAAAATCACTAACTTGGCTACTAGTCAGTTGTGGCTCTAAAACCCCCATCTTGTTTTTAACAAGTTTTATGGCTTTTGATTTATCTTTTATCCCTTTTAATTGAGCCTCTGTTTCATAAAACTCATATCCGCCAACGCTATTTGCCAAGAAACTAGCAACTTTCATAGGTTGGTTTTTTATAGACTCTATGTAAGTTTTTCTAGCTGGCATGTATGATGGGTTTTGAAGAGCAGATGTATATACATCCCCGGTTCTAGGATTTTTTATCATCCTTGGCCCAAGTACTTTGGTAAACTCTTCTGTTTCTTTTAATACATCAAATTTAGGTGGTAAAAAGTTCTCAGGCAATAGCTCACTCCTAAAATCTGCAAATTGTCCAGTGTTTTTATTGTACAGTAAAAAAGAATTGCTATTAGGGTCCATGGTAAACTCTACGTTATCCATATCTGCTAGATCTGCGTATCTTTTACTTATATACTGCAAATAAGAGTCTGGCTCTTTGCTTAACGCATCTATCTGCTTTCCAAGTATGCCGTTATATTCCTTTGTAAATTGAGAAAAATTCTTCCAATCAGAAGAAATTCTATTAACAGCCATCTTGTAGTCGCTAGGGTTTATTTGTCCAGCTTTCAAAGCTCTATTAAGCTCTAATATTCTACTCCTTCCAGTGTCAGCACCTTTCAATACTAAAGTATTAAAATCTTTAGATGGACCAGGTTGAAAATCTTTTAACTGGGTTTTTGCATTTTCTGCTAATTGGTCTAGCTGTTGTCTTTGTTCCTCTCTCTTTTTTTCTTGGTCAGTTATTTTCTCAATAGCCTTTGATAATGGCGTAGACCAATCCACTGGAGTAGTATACCCTAAAGAACCTGAATATTCTACCATTACTTAGTACCTCCAAAAGAACTAAAGCTTCCCATAGGAATCCCATATATTGTTTCTAATTGCATCTGCGTAAGACTTGGGCTACTAATAGTAGTTGGTTGAATGACTCCAACAGGAGACACGCTAGGAACTTGCATTGGCATTTGTCCAACTGTAGGTGGAATTGTTACGCTAGATGGAGAAGTTAATCCACCTCCCATAGATCCTGATAGTCTATTTGTTAATCCAGCTGAAGCGCTATCAACACCAACACCAGGAGCACCTGTCGTTTTTGCGGTTTCGTACAATGGTTTGCTAGCATCATACCCTACCGCTCCTTGAGCTGCCAAATCTATAAATCCCTTAGCTGCTTGATTTCTATTTTGTGTAGCAGAAAGCGCACCCAACTGCGCACCTTTTAGTCTTGATTCTGCAATGTCTTGCTCTCTTTCAACTCTCCTAGTCTCTATACCTTGCTTTGCCTTGGCCTTTATTAGTTCATTCTGATATTCGGCTTCTCCAAGAGCTGCTGCTATTTGTAGGTCTTGCTGCATGCCTTGTTGAACTACCGATGGGACTCCACCCAATACAGCCTCTGTTCCAGCTCCCTGTAATGCATTGATAGCCTCAGCACTTCTAGCCATTGCAGCTTGTGATGCTAAATCATAAGCTAACATAGGCACTTGCATTGCAGCCATATAATCAGTCTCTTCTACTTGTGATAACTTAGCCGCTTGGTTTTTCGCTTCGAATTCAGATTCTTGCTTCTTTTTCTGAGCGTCTACCATTTGTATTGCGTTGGCCGCCATACCCGCTGCCATTAACGCCGTTGTTACTCCTGCCATTATAATATTTTTATTAGTTCTACACAGCCCTCAGACCCAGTCTGAAAGCCACAGTTTTCATATCTTTTTATTAACGATTTGTTATTCAATGAGGTATATACGTATTTTGTTCCAGCGTTCTGTGCATAAATACACATTGAATTGATCAAAAACTCTATAGCTTCTTTTCTGTCTTTTTCTCTATAGTTAAAATTGGACACTATAAACTCTATCCAAGAAACCTTTGAGTTTGTAACGTACAGATATCCAGCGCAAATATCAACACCTTTTTTACTAACCATTATTCCTAGGTTAGGTAAAAAGTCTTTTGATGGTGGTGTCCATCTCCAGTCTTTCCACCAGTTTACGAGCACTTCGTCGTACTCAACATCAGTTATGGCCCTAAGCTTAAAAGACATTACACAAAGATACTAATTTAAGGATAACTTTTAAATACCTCAGACCCAATAAAAAACAATTCTGTAGCTACTGTCTGGTTACTTATTAACTCAACCTCCATATAATATCCTCTTGCTCCATAAGATTCAGCTACTGAATTCTTAACAGCAAACGCAAACTGAGTTGTCAATGGTGTAGACAATGCCGTGGCGACTACTATGTTAAATGAAGTAGCAGACAGTGTGTTTATGGCTGTTATTGTCCCAGCATTTGTTGGTGTTCCCGATACTGGAACATAGTACAATCGATCTCCAATCGCAACGGAGCTAGGTCTGGCGGTGTTAAACGTCACAGTCAACTGAGATCCAACCAAAGATACAGTGGCTATTGACCCTATCCCTTGGTTGCTAAGTGCTTTATAATCAACAGTATTGTCGAGTCTTCTGATATACGTAAACCAACCGCCCTCCTTCTCGTCGTAGTACGAACTCTCCATTCTACCAGATGACATGTCTGTAACTACATTTGTAAGCCATGGATGAATAGCTTCTAATTCCAATGTCTTAAACAACTTAACGTCCATTGCAGATTCATTAAATACTGTGACCATCTTAGATGGGTCTGGAGCCGCTGCGTACCACTGGTTTCTAGTTGCGTTGGTGTTGTGCTTATAAAGCTCTCCGCTTTTGAACGAATATAAATAACCATTCATGCTGGTCATCCAGTCTGGGTAGAAGGTAAAGAAAGATGTCCAACCGTTTGGATTGAATAAAGGGTTGAATTTTAGGGTATAGTTAGCCATTACACAAAATTACGATTTTTTAAGCCAGCCATCTTAACCCAAGAATAATATCCGTAAGAACAACGATTTTTATCTAGGGATAGAACGTCACTATATGGAAGCGTATCTATATAGTCGGACTTCATAAACATACCTGAGCTATTATTAACCACACCAGCGTTGTGCATAATGCCAACATCGTTCCATTTGTGTATACCACAAGTGGCCCAACAGAAGTCCAAATCTTTCTCCACTATCACACTTTCTTCTCGCTTCCACAAGCACCAAAGCTCTGCCCACATAGATGCAGTCCATATCTGTAAATCTGTCCCACTGTTTAGCATTCCATTATAAAGCCTAACGCTAGACTCTTCAACGTCCTTCCAGTAATCTGCGCCTATATTTTTCAATATCTTGTGTGCACCGCCCACATTTTCATCGTTGCGCCTAATAATCTCAGGATCAACACCAACTAAAGACGCCATCCTGCCCAATACCCATTCGCCTTTTGAGTCGATATATTTTACGCCCATATAAGATGCCGTGTTTGACATGTGGTTACCAACTGGTTGAAAATCAAAAGGCTTTGTAAATACTATGTCACAATCATTGAAAAATATGTGACACTTCTCTATACTTGGATTAGCGATCCAGTACTTATGCATTATGTGCCCCTGTATGGACGGAGCATAAGATTTATCTTTTCTAGTGTCTTCTGCGTGAAAAAACTCAACCATTGGATACATTCTTTTAATCTTGTCAAAGTATGGGTGATTTCCAGCCAGAACAACAATAACATCATTCATGGGCACGCCCATTAATTGAAAGTTATTTAAATATGTCTCAACCTGCCACCCATAATACTGAGTGGCAGGCTGAGCTGAGATATATTTCATCAGCAGCTTGAGCTAGTTGTCCAGAATGCTCCGTTCCAGTTGTACGCTACTGCACCTCCGTTTTCTCTGTACCATCCTGGAGGAGCTATTGTTAATCCCATCGCATCCGCATATAGGGTACCGTTAATTCCTACTATACCATCAGTCCAACGCGTAGCGTAAACATCCTTACCACATGCTATAACGGCAGATGTTGATACCGTAGTGAGAGAGACTGGAGCCAATGGAGGAGCAGTCGTAGTAGTAGTTGTAGTTGTCGTGGTACACAAGTTAGAAATTATAACCTGTCCAGAGTCGCTTATTTGCAACGTGTATTTGCTAGGTCCTACTGTTATTTGATACCACTGTCCACCACCAGCAAACGGGAACAAGCCAGCTGCGTCGTTATATACAAAGTCTCCAGCGACTGGATTTGCTCCAGCTCCGTTGTGATACATTGTAGTGTAGGAGTTGGATGCAGAGCAAGAGCTAGTCGGACTTCCATAACCAACTCCATCCATAGAGAACGACGTAGTAGGGGATGTTGTTGTTGTCGTGGTCGTGGTGGTAGTCGTGGTAGTAATTGTCGTACAAGACGTACAACTCAAATACGTTGTGAAAGTATTTGGAATAGTATCTGCGTAAGCAGTAGATGACGCTATCCCGGTTATAGTCCAACAGTTGCCATTTGTACTTTTTAGTATTGTACCGTTTGGTATATCTACAATACCACCATAGAATAATACGCTGCTATAGCTAGTTCCACAAAGTGTCGCCGAGTAGTATATACCAGATGGCAATGTAGTGGTAGTAGTTGAAGAAGTGCAATTGATTACAGTCACTACAACTCCATCATTGTCTATTCTTATGGCCTGGCTGTTGTCCATTTTATACCACAAGTTTGAACCAGCAAACACGGTACCACCCCTTGACTCTGAGTATATAATATCTCCAACAATTGGATATGTGTAGTATCCGTTATGGAACAATGCGCTGTTAGCCGTCATACCACAAGCTGAAGAGCTAGACCCCTGTCCAGATTTGTTAACACCAAACCTAGTAGCTGGCGTATCGTTTAGGTCTACAAATATTTTGAACTTAGTGTTTGGACCAGTTCCTACGCAGTTTGTTGCATTTATAGAAACTTCGAATACACCCTGCTCATTAGCAACACCACTAATTACCCCGTTTGACAAGTTCATGTCTAAATCGCTTGGCATGTAGTAAGAACCACAGCCTCCAATATTATAGAATGTAGCATTTGCAGATCCAGACAACTTACTAACAGTTCCACTTAAAAAGCAATTAAATATTGTGCTATCTGACGACACTGTAACCTGTTCGTAGATAGACGTCTCGCAATTTGCTCCGTAAAACACAGCACCGTTACTTCCACCAAAAAGCTCGTAAGTATTACAGTTTCCTGCAATAGCGAATGAGCTAGGGCTATTTGTTGCATCTACCTTTATGTTTACATACTCTCCAAGTGGAATTCGTATGTCTGATTGTATAACAATTGGAGTAGCGCTTTGCGAACAAGTACAGCTGCCTGTCTCTAAAACAACGCCAGTCGTACTTATTAATGCGTAATTGCTTGAACCCATTTTATGGTACGCATTATTACCATTGAAAGGCGTAGTCCCAGTAGAGTTTGTATAAATTACATTTCCAGTCCCTGGAAGTGAATTTGGACCATTATGGTAAACAGTTGTCGATGGACTCTGAGCACAAACAGTTGCTAACGTTCCATTGGTCGTGTCTATAACAAACGAAGATAAAGACGTACATGTAGTTTGAACGGTCCAAGTCGTAGCGTCAAGCGGAGAGTATACCGTAACTATTGCCTCCTCTATAGATGAAACCCCTTTTACAAAGCTTAACGATTGGTTTCCATTATTTACACTGCCATTATATGGGAATGACAAATTGATCTCCTCATCGGTAATTCCCGCCGCTATCAACGCGTTGTAGTTGGCCAGTGAGTTCAATCCAACGTACTTAGTATCTGCAACTACATTGCCAGCGTATGATATTGTAACTCTAACTGGCTTTGTTATTCCAGAGCTATTCACAGTACCTATACCAACAGAAGAGCCATAATCAACTACCGTCTCTATATTGGTTTTATTTCCAGAATACGAGAAACCACTACCACAAGAAACTAAGTTTCTATAGTCGTAAATCAAATATAAATAGTCCTGATCTGGTGCAGGATTATATATAAAACTACCTGTGTATTCTCCTGATGAAAGAGAAACTGGAACTGGAATAGCCAGCCCGATAAGTGTTGCAATTTGCTCATCTGAGTATTGTGTATTTGACGCTAAATAGTATAATTTATTTCCTGTTCCTGGATTGAATGGATTTATTTTTTCTCCATTTGGTCCAACAGTCACTGTAGATGCTGCAATAGTAACTGTATCTCCTGGTGCTGGGATGCCGGGAGTACCACCAACTCCTTCATTAAATGAAAACAATGGCACTGGATTTCCATCAAGAACAACATTTGATATTTTTTGTTCTGTAGATGGAGATGACGATGCTACATATTTTTGTTGAGTGAAGCTGCCAGAACCTGTTGATCCACTAACAACTACAGCACCTACAGATTTGATACCAGTCATCCTTTGTGTAAGTACGTATGTTTTAGCGACACCACAGCTATTAGTTATTGTCAAATTAGCCGTTCTGTTAGACAATCCAGTGTTCTTAGTCGATGTAAGTGTTACTACTTGATTTCCAGTACCACTTGCAGGAGAAACAGTCAACCATCCAGGAGCCCCAGTTATGGTCCATCCAGAAGACGAGAATATACTTATAGTTGTACTCTGTGCGTCTAAGCTTATTGTCTTTATGCTAGGGCTTATAGACAACTGACAAGGGACAGCCGTAAAGTCATTAGACGCAAGTACATATTGTTGATCGTATGGATCAAATGCACCTATACGCTGCTTTGTTGTACTATCTCTAAACAAGTCCTTAAACCAGTCTCTCATGCCATAGGCTGAAATCTCTTCAATAGAATCGCCCAAAAGTCTAAGTACAACTCCCTTTCTAGCGTCAGTAAAAAACACCTGTTCTCCCCAAACAGCAAAGCTCTCAGGGTTGTTGCTTATGCCATACTCACCAACAAAAGATATCTGAGTTCCAAGAACCTCTGGTATTGACACGATCGATCCACCACCAACGCTATCGCTAATAAGGTTCTTTCCGTATAATATTTTAGATATCTTATCTTCTTGGAATACTAACAAGTTGGTATCTCTTGCGTACAACTTCTCTATGCTACCAAAGAACAAGTCTATGTACCTAAAGTTAGACTGAGATAAGTTAAACTCGTTCAGCCTGTTTACGTTAGAGCTTTCTCCGTACACGCCACTATAGGTAAGTCCATTTATCGCTTCTTCCTGTTGGTAGTTTATTACAGGGGCTAAAGCTCTTGGGCTGTACTGCATTGTAGCCTCGTTGAAATCGTCTTTAATTCTGTCTGACTCAACACCGTTTCGAAACTGGAAGCAATTAAACGTGTTTAGCTGAACAGTAAGCGGAGTCGAAGCATTCTGTACAGTTCCGGCAGCGTTAACGTGCCAGTTGTTCCCATTTACATCTCTGCTAGTTGGAAGTGTCAAGGCCTCGTGAAACACATCGCTGTCGCTACTATCTGGTACGCTTTCAAGTATTGTCGGATAATCGGCCTGTGTAATCGATAACTCAACAGTAAGGAACGCACGAGTACAATCAAATGTTGGATCTGTCAACTGGTTAGCGTGTCCAGTTATGAACATCCTAACCTGTCCATTGAACTCGTCATTGTTCTGTACGACAGTTAAATCTCTACCATCAACATTAACTGTTCTCCAGTTATTGCATCGTCTAAACCAAACAGTCAAAGGACCCTTATTGTTGCCATCAGCAAACATTTTAAACTTAGAGTACGCACCATCCTCTATAAACCACTCCTCTATGTTGTCATAGTTTCTTGAGGATATAAATATTTGTTCGTCTTGGTTTGACGCACCAGCTGTTTTTGTTTCGTCTAATTTTATCTTTATAATAGCCCCCTGCTTGATAACCAAGTCGGAAGTTAACACGCCGGGGACAATAGCTGTTGCACCAAAAGGTGTTTCAGCGGCAGGGAAACTTGCGTGAGATATTTGGCCATTAAAATAACCAAAGGCATTCCTAGGAGTCCTATCGTCAGATACTCTTGCTCTTACGTTTACCCTCCAGCTATCTCCAATTGTGTGCCCAGAAACAGAACCAAACTTTACAGATATAAAATTATTTCCGTTTTTATCCCTAAGACTCTGATTAGCTCCTGTTATGGCAACTCCTCTTTGTATAACACCTTGGTTAAATATAGAATACTTAAATGTATTTACACCATCTATCTCAACATTGTATCTAACATCCTGAACAACAGTAGAAGCCACAAATCCAACTTGAACCAAATCGTTTAGACCTGTGCCATAAAAAATAGGCTTTTCTATAGTTTGAGCTGGAGATGTAATTGGTATGTTTGCTTTTGGAGCTCCCAACCCACATGTCTTTACGCCACTTGGAGACTTCTTGGATCTTGGCGAGTTTGCCCCAACAGCCGTAGTTTTTATGGTAGTTAAAGAAGATGGCTCAAACGCAGAGTTGTCATCTATCTTCATTTTAATGTAAACCCCAGCCATTTGAGATGCACCATTGTTTAAGAAGTCTTTTGGCTTAGCCTCTACGTCAAGTATCTTATACTGCTGGTTGCTGTGCGTAACTCCTAAAGGACTAGACTTTATCACAACATAATCATTCTCTTTCACCTTGTCTATGTCAGACTTGTTGACTAAGAAGTACTTATATACTCCATCAGAATAGAATATTGTAGGATATATAGTGTAGTACCCCTTTGTGCCCTGCTTAATCATTATGCGATAAGCCTTTGCAAAGCTAGGAGCCTGGCTGCCAATAGTAACAATTAACTTGTTCTCAAAGTCAGACTTTGACGCTGGAATGTATATCGTGTTCTTAAGTGAAGTAAGAACAGTAGACATCCTTCCATATTCGTCAAGATAACATATACCAACCTCATAATCCCTGTCACTTTTCATACTCCTCGTCGGAGTTCCTATTTGAGCTGGAGTTGGACCAGCTACAGGCTTCAACGAAACAGTGTATGATGGGTTAATACTCTCACCATTTAGATTTGTGATATTAAAGAATTGAGTGTAGTTACCATATACAAGTCTTGTCCCAACAAACTCTTGAGCTTTTGCCTTAAGAGGAACATTGTCAAATAGCCTTGTCACCTGGCTTATTGGCAACACAGAGTATATCTTGTTGTTGTTAAAACCAGTAAATGTAGCCACGTTTGTAGATGAGTTGTAGGATACAGATGGAGACAACTTATTTAAAACAATATCATCAACTCTCAATGTGTCAATTATACTAACGTTTCCGCTTCTGGTGTCTCTAAACAAAAGCTGTACCTCTACAACATTCCTTGGTAAATACGGAGCTTTTGTAGGGTTTGTCGTTGGTACGGGGAAAGATATGTCTATCGTGTTGTACTTATTTTGCATCGCCTCGTTTTCCCCAGATGTATAATCGTAAGAAAAATCAGAAGGATCAAATGCAACATCGGTAAACGGGGAGATCGAACTATATTCATTGTTTATATATTTATACCTGTATGCGAAGTACAAAAACTTAGTAGATATGTTGTCACCAATTTCAATGCTAGGGTTATATTTCGGCGTAATTGTTGGAGGATAAAGAGGTGGCTTTACAATAACTGTAATCTCATCTTCAAGAAAAGTATTAGGCGCATACTTTTTCCCAGTATCCATGCACCTAGGCTGATTCAAGTTATCAGTCCAAAACAACAAACCGTCAATATAATTAACGCCTGTAATTAAATATTGTTTGTTAAAATTAAGAACGTTAGGAGTTCTGCTATCAAACAGATGTATTGTAGTTAATCCAGTTTGTTCATTATACGAAGCAACTACATTTGCGTTGTCAGCTGCAATCATCCAATACACAACAAACATATCAGGAACAGTACACGCTCCGATAGCAGTTGGATTTGTTAGATTAAATGAATTGTTAGATATAAGGACTCTGATAGCATCTCTTACGCTTCCTCGCTGGGTGTTTCCAAGTACATTCGCTACAGCACCTACGTCTGAGGACTCAGAAAAGCCCACGCTAATGTTTTCTGCGTGACGGTACTGTCCGTCAGGAATAAGTCTTTCGTCAAGGTCTTTGTTCATTATACCCGACGTAAAGGTTCTAGTAAGTTTCATTATTTAATCCAGTTATCTTTACCTCTTAATGCCATTAACAATCTGCCAGAATGTATGTTAGACATTCTTATTTTTGTATTTCTCAAAAGAGCAGACTTTTCTTCTCTGTATCGACGAACGATGTATTCCTGAATGCCAAGCCTGTTTTTTAATATACACCACATTATGTATGCATAAAGATAGTCTTCAGCCATCTTATTTATCATAACTTTTGTGTCATCACCATTTTCAAGCCCATCAGAGATGTACTCTAACACAACTTTCCTTCCACTCATGTCAGAGCTGAAGTGTATCATCCCCATATCCTTGTCAACCCTAAATGTAGGGTTCACATTTGCAGACTCAGCATTTAATCCATAGTAACCACCCATGTTGTGAGTGAAATACCAGAAACCATCTACGTAATACCCCCATCTTCCGGCCGCCCATCCATTTCCGTTAAACACGGTTCTTGGATGGCCTAATATTCTTTGCTTATCTAACTCAGAAGACCCCAACAGCGCATTACCATCACTATCATACAATATTTCATTATTGGCATCTTTTAAGTAAGCTCTAGCAAAATTTGTAACTCTATCCTCTGTCAATGTATACAAAACCCCATTTACATCCATGGATATTCTAGCATAGTTCACATAATCAGGTGGCAAAATAAAACTTATAGAATCGTCAACATCAAGTTCTAATACTTTTATGTTTTTACCAGCATCGTAATTAAGTTCTTGTATTCCTCTTTTTGCGTGAAATAAAACATTATACCTATCAACATTGGAAACAATCTTATCATCACCAACATACATAAGCATAAAGTTGTTTACTACATCAGCGAGGCTAACGTATTGATAACCACCGTATTCACTAGGGGTTGAAAAATATTCTTCGTCTGATATATATGCCATTAGCTTTGTTTATTTTGTTCTAAGTTGTCGGAATTTGTTGCAAAATTTGCGACATCCATCTCTCTTATATTCACACCACAATAAGTAACAATCTTGTAAACCAAGTCATTAAAATTACTTAATGGCAATTCAAAATCGTTATAATCGACAGCAGTAGAGTTAAATATCGGAGATCCGGCCACAGTAGTATACGTCCAATTGGGATCGCTTGGATATTTGATATACCTAGCCGAAACACCACTTATAATACTAGTTGGATATACTTTTATATTGTCCTCTAATTGATAATATGCAGGATACGTAACGCTTGGTGCAGTTAGCTTTGATGCATTTAACATATCTATTTTATGTGGCTGAACAAATTCTATCTCCTTAGAATTATAGTACACATAGTTCAAATAGTATGCGTTTGCAGGCAAATTAAACTGGGCATTAATAGAGTCATAGGTTAACGCAGCCTGAACATGAAATATGTCAATGGTTTCTCTTATTTGTTTCTGAATATTAGAGTATCCATCCCTGGCTAAATTAGCGTTTTTCTTATTGATCCAATTTGTATAGTCGTAAAATAACTGCTCAAATATTTCTAGCTGTGCCTGCTTAGCAAACAAGTTGAATTCAGCAGGTGTAATATACCCGTTGTTATCCTTGTTTAGAATAAACATAACCGTCTTTCTAACGTCGTCTATCATATCCATACAAAGATAACAAAAAAAGCCCACCTCAACCGAGATGGGCCCTCTTTTAAAACGTTAAATCAATTAGGCTACAGCTATACCGCTAACTGCATAAGGCAAATTAGTCACAGGGCTCAAAACATGAGTCCATGAAGTTTGTAAAGCAGCAATAACAGCATTTTGAATTGCATCACGCTCGGTCTCATCGCCTGAGCCAGCAGTTGCATGAGTAATAGTAACAACTTTACCGCCAGCGTAGGTTAAAGTAACAGTAGTTGTAGATGCCTGTTCAATTAGGATAATGCCATTAGCAGAAACCAATTGAGATTGTTCGTTAGTAACGGGAATGCTTAAAAATTTTTCCATACAGCAAATATAACTATTTTATGACAATTTTAATTTAACCAACTCAAGAAGTTCCCTACCTTCTTCAATGTCCATGAAATATGACAAATACCCTTCAGCAGTTTCATTTACTGGAACAGAAGCAATCTTTTTCTTGTTGTTTGGCAAGTTATAGTAAAGATCTCTACCGTTATTCTTTGTTACAATAATACCTTCGCTCAATGCCTTAGAAGCTAATGACATAACAGCCAATGCAGGATCGTTAACCAAAGATAAGAATTCTTTTGGGTTATTTCTTGCATAAATCAATACATCTCTCTTTAACTCAGGAGTGGTCATCTTATCTACAGCATGGCCCATAACGACACGACACACGTGCTCTAACTGCTCAATGCTAAGATTTCTAGCAGCCAACTGGGCGTCTAACTCGATATCCAACTCTTCGATCTCATCTGCGGCTTCTTTCTCTGGGTTAAACTCTTCGAATGTGATACCATTTAATGGATGCAAGTCTAAAAACTTTACCAATACTGGATTTGTCTTAGTTACATTTAAAACACCGTCAGTAAACATGATGGGCTCTAAAATAGGGTTTTGATCTTGCTCGTCCTCAAATACCGACTTCTGATTAGAAGCGTATCTCAAAGCACGGTTTGAAGTACCATCAAAGTGTAACAACGGGAATCTGCGAGTGTGTCTTGACGGCAACACATATGTTAATGGTGCCGAACTTCCTTTAAGGATATAGACTCTATCCTTAAGTTCTGTATTCTTTTTCATATTAGATTAAATTAACGTCACAAATATAATAAAAAAAAGTGGGGCTATTAACCCCACTTTTTATAATCTAACTTATTGACTTATTAGGCTTTGAATAAGAAGAAGTTGTTAGCTCCCATTACACACAAAGCACGCTCAGACAAGAAGTTAACCTGCATAGCATCAAGATCGCTAGTAGCAGCACCACCAGCAGAACCAGTGATCCAAGTCTTGTAACGACGATCTTCAGTCTCAGACGCTCTGTAACGAACGTGCAAGAAAGGACGCTTAGCATTTTTACCTAACACTTGATCGTAAACAGTAGTAGATCCAGCAGGAACTAATACACCGTTTACAGCTTGAGCAGTAACACCACCACGAGTAGTAATATCGTTCAAGTATTTCCAGTCAGTCTTGTAGAAGTCATATCCACGACGGAATCCAGTGAAACCTAAGTTCAAGGCCATCTTCTCGTCGTTGTCGAACAAACCATAGCTAGTTCCACCAGAGCCATAGCTGTTTTGGCTAGCCAACATATCGTCGATATCGAAACTGAACTGACGATTCAAGAAAATAACGTTCTCTTGGATTGCACCTTGCTTGTCCAAACGCTGAATAACAGCATCAAAGTCAGCCAAAGTGGTTGGGTTTCCACCAGCCCATACGTTACCTCTGTTTTCGATAGCATGGAACAAACCTTCAGAACCTTTGTTACCTAAGTCACCAGAAGTCAAAGCAGCAACACCGGAACCAGAGTCAGCAGGAACTGCTTCGATCATAGCCATTTCCATATAGTCTTCGAAACGCAAACGAGTCTCGTGCTCAGACTTGATGTACCACAAGTATCCAGTAGCACCATTTTCAGACGTAACTTCAACCCATCCGATCTGAGCCATGTCAGAACCAGATACTTCGTACTTATCTTTAATGATGATAGGACTGTTTTGATAGATGCTATCTTGAGCTTCCAAAGATCCAGACATACCGTTAGACCCTTTTTTGAATTCAGAACCGTAAACGAAAGCTACGATGTCTGAGCTAGGGTTAGTAAATCCAGGAGAAGAAGCACTATAGAAAGCTACAGTGAATTGGTCAGCAGCTGGCAATGCAGTGATGATACCTTTTTGAACCTTGTTACCAGCAGCAGAGCTCATGATAACAGTTTGTCCAACACGGAATACACAAGTTCCAGTTCCGATGTCAAATGTTTGAACACCTGAAGAAACTGCACCAGTAGTAGACACGCCAGTGTATCTGGTGTGTAAACGACCTTGTTCTGCCCATTTAATAAGGTCAGAGTTAGAAGGAAGCTCAGCGCCTACCAAACGTAGGAACGAAGCGATAGAGCGATTACCATAACGCTCGAATTCTTTCTCATAAGTATCAGGAAGATACTGATTCAAGAAATCGAAGTTAGTAATGTAGTTAGTTGGTAAAGTAGCCTTTACCGAGCTCGGGGTGATTGCTACACCCGGAGACACTTGAACTGATCCAGCCATTTTTTATTTTTTTGTTAAGGGTTATTTTTTTGCTTTTATAACTAACCTTGAACCGGAGTCATTGTCAACAGCTGAAATCTTAAAGCCACTTGCGCTTACACTCTGAGGAGCCTGTCTAATATCCATTTGAATATTTTTACTCTCCTTTGATATTTCTTGTACTGCCTCTGCCTTCCCCATTTCATAGAAGAATTTTGCAAACGCATCTGGATTTCTTGCTGCCGCAATCGACTTGTGGTAAGAGGCCGCATCTCTGATCATTCCATTTTCATCCAAAAATCCCTGGATAAACTTAGAAAGATCCGACTGTTCCATTTTGAGCTGCTCTGGTGTACCAGGCTTGTAAGAAACTGACTTTTCTCCAATGTTAAATTCAAAACCTTTGAATTGCTCAGAGAAAACTTCATTTGTTTTCTGTACAAAATACTCGGAACGTTTTTTTTGCACCTCCTGCACGCTCTGCGATTCGGATAAGTATTTTTTATATGCCTCGTAAACTTCTTTTTCTGCCTCTGGAATAGCCGATTTGCTTGACTCAAGCGGAATCTTGTACTGTTCCTTTTGACCTTCAAAGAATTCACGAGCCTTTGTTAGCTCTTTCTTAACTGCTATCTTTTTTCTCTTGATTTCTTTTTCATCATCATAATCTTCATTGAATGCATATTTACTTTCAATTTCAAATTTAATCTCATCTTCATCAAGCTCAGGATTAGTCTGCTTCATGTACTCAGCAAGAAGTTGGTTGGAATCCATTTTTGAGTAGTCCCTACTCAATTGAATGAAATCATCAATACCCCTTCCAGTTTCGCGTTTGTACTTCAAGAATGCAGACACATCCTCTGGCAAATCTTCAGTTTGTGACTTGGTCTCAAACAACTCGTCCAAAGAATTGATCTCCTTTTGATAGCGATTCTTAATATAAGAAAGAACGTCTTGGTCTTTAATCTCTTCCTTTGGCTCCTCTTCTACAGGGGCTTCAGGGGTTGGCGGTTGTTCGAGTAGATCTTGCTTGTTCTCTTCTTCGTGCTTGTTTAAAAGTTGTTCTTCTATTTCTTGCACTGACTTTTCTTCTTCATACCCAATCTCACGCACTTTAAATTCATTTTCCATATTAAATTAGATTTTACGTCACAAATTTAGTAAAAATTTGTTACATGTTATTTAGGCTCAAATTGAGACAAATCAAAGGAGTCTAAAGTGTCTTCGGTGCTCTCAAAATTAACCGGAGGTAAACCCTTTTGTCTTTGCTCTATCAGCTTTGATTGCTGAGAGTTTTGCATAGAAACCCTCTTGTCCTTTGCCTCTTCTTTCATCTTGTCTTTATCGATCAACATCTGAGTGTCAATACCCTTCAACTGCATATTAAACTGAAACTCCCTCTCCATCAATTGCAGCTTCAACTGTGCTTCCTGCTCCATCTTTTTCATCTCCATCTCTATTTCTACTTGTTTAAGTTGCGCCTTTGCGGAAGCCTCTGCTTGTATTTGCTGCAACTTTGACTCGGCGGATGCTTGAGAAGACTGAATATTAGACTGTGTCTGCATCTGCTGAATAGCTTGCTGCTTTTGCATGTCTTTCTTTTCCTTTTCTTTTCTCTTAACCTTCAACAACTGATTGGCCAACTTGAGGTTCTTTAACTCTCTAATGTCAATAGCATCTTCTAGGCTAATCTGGTCTCTACTCAATGCCATTTGAATATTCTGCTCTAGCATTTGCTTTTCCTCTTCGTCTGGAGACACCTCAATGAAAATACCGAATTCGTGCAAATAAAGATCTTTAATCTGTTCTATAATAGATACGTTATACTTTCCTATCTGATTAATAAACTCTTCTTTAAATGGAGCGTATTCAAGTATATCCGCAATTCTAAGTGACAAAGCCTCTGCAAGTTTTCTAGTGATGAAAAGACTTCCATCTAATATATGACGAGTAGCAGTATTTGAATTTGCGGCAGCCAATTTCTGAACACCAACAAGTGCGTCAGGATTTGGCATGCTTCCATCTCTAGCTTCGTTAAGTCCAGTTACATCTCTTATTTGTTGCAAGTAATGGTTATAAGAATTAACTAAACTAGCAAGTTTAGCCTGACCACTGTTGCTATTCAATTCCTGGATTGGAACTCTTGCATTGTTAAACTCACCGTCTGAGGTGTAGCTCCTTCCTATTACACTACCTGTCTGAAAATACAACTTTAAAGCATCTTCAGGAGTATAAGACCCTCCCGTTCCTAGATCAACATCATTGATACCGTCTGCATCAATAAATACACCATCTGGAACCATCTTCGCTAAAACTTGCTGTAACTTTAAGTGGGTAATCTGAATCAAGTCAGCGAACGGTATCATTCTACGAACCAACGACTCAATAATACCCTTGTACATCCTAGGAGCAACACAAATATAATTAGGCATTGCATTTTGAGACGCAGACTTTGGCCTAACCATGTTTTTGGAAAGCTCCCACTTCAAAAGATAGTTAGAACCAAGAACCATTATCCCGTCGTACCAAACATCAATTCTCTTCTCTATTCTTTCAAATCTTTCCTCTTCGTCTTGTGGTGGATTAAAGTTTTCATCTTTTCTTATAATCCGCTCGCCTCCGTTATCTAAATATTTCTTCTTGAATACAAAAGACTTATCAGTCTTATAGTTGAAATAAAGCAACGTCACTACATCTCTTGCGAAATAATCGTTTTGATATGATCTCAAGATCCCATAGTAGTTATACCAAGCAGTACCAAGGTCTTGAATCTCTTTCATCTCCTCCTTTGTAATGTCGGGCTTGATCTTAATTAACTCTGTAATTGGAACCTGCTTTACCTCTCCAAAGTAAAAACAATCATCAAATGTTGGAGACTCTGTGTAGCTATAAACAAAGTTAGCAGGGTCAACATAGTCTACCTTTACGCCAGCTCCTGGTAAGAACATGTGCTTTGCAACACCTATACCAGTAACGGTAATGTCATACTCTATTCTCTTTTTGGTGTCTTGATAATAGTTTTGAGCCAAAATAGTGCTTATCGCCTCTTCCTCTGCTATCTCTATTGCTGGCTTGTATTTTAGTTGCATGTATAACTGCAGCTCTTCATCAGTAGAAGGAAGCTCCTCTATGTCTGTGTTGAATGCATCTACACCAAAGTCTTCTTTAGTTTGTAACAAAAAGTCTTTAGCAACCATATCAGCCTCCAACATGTCTTGAAACATGTTTCTTTTTTCGGCAGCCATAGCGTCTTGGGCCTGTGCCTTTATCGAATAAAGACGATCGGCCATCCCATTAACAACGATATCAACAAACTTATTAATGATAGGAACAGGCGTCCATGACAAATTCAAATAAGAAAGATCACCATCATAGGCCATCTCTTTTTTGTACTTCTCTACAGGCTGCTCACCACGAGCATATAAACGAAGTCGATGAAACTCAGACCATTGGTCATAAAACCTACAAGACCCAGAATTTCTACGAAACCACTCCCACTGAATGGCGCTACCCACCTTTAAGCCATAATCTAATGATGCCTTCTCTTGGTCAGTAGCCAACTGATTAGGGAATGTTACGTTATCGATAATTATCTTTGCTTGATCCATTTTTATTGACGCTTAACAATCTCACTTTGTAGACCATTATTGCTATACTTAGCAAAGTTAATGCTAATTTTGGACTTTTTTATTTCGGGTAAAAACGTGTGTTTATAACAAGCCATGAGTGAAAGTCCAGAACTAATAGATGCGTCAAACTTAGTCCTGTCGGTTATATCAAACCTAGCCCAGTCTTCTAATGTCCTGTTAAAAAACATGTTACCTATCTCTTCCGGATCTCTATACTGGCCCTCCATATCAAATCCAACGGACTTCTCGATATAAGTTTCAATCATAGACGCGTGGGCTTGTTTTATGTCCTCAGAGGACGATGGTATACCACCTATCTCTTTCTCTGTTTTAGATAACTTTTCTTTAGGCTTGTCTGGCCTATCCATCGCAAATGCACGATAACCCCTATTCTTAAAATGATATAAAAGTCTAGGCTTGTTGTTCTCCGCAAGTATAGGCATACCATAGAAATAACACGCCATCAACACATCCTCAAAAAATATCTCCGCAGTCTGCGGCCTTGACACGTACTCCAAGAAAAACATGTTTGAAGGAATCTTTGGGTCCATATTGAACTTAGTTAGACCATGAAGGGCTCCATTTGAACCGCCAGATATAGCACCTGAAATGTCATACGGATCACACCCAAACGCGCCTAAGTGTTCATTTAGTGGATAAAATTTATCACCTCTTTTTAAAACGTTATTCCTCAAGTTGACAGGAGGAACCCAAGACACCCAGAACCTTCCATTCTTTTCTGGAGTCCACACAACCTCCGTGTCCTGCTTTCCATCCTTCCAATGGAAATTACCACGAACCACATATCCATCTTTCTTAATAGAATCGTTATAATCAATTTGCTGATATAGCTTAGTCAAATTAAACAAAGACTGCTTGCTCTCATCCCTAAATGCGTGTGATTCTGTTCTTGGGTATTGACGATAGAATTCGTTAAGCGCGTCAGAATCATTCTTAAGGCCCGCCACTTCATTATTCCAATACTCTATTACTCCAGTGTAGATCAATCCACCATCAATGCCTCTGACGGGCTTATCTGGAGTTTCTAGAACAGGCATACCATATTCGTCTATATAGCCCTCAAAGTTCCACTCCATAGGAATGAACAAAGAATACAACCCAGACTTAGTTTGTCCGTTTGCGTTTCTATTTGCCGGGTTGGAGTCGTAATATATGTCCTTAAACTGCTGGCCACCCTTTGGAAGCGCATTAGACGTAGAACCCATCATGCACTTGCCAATAATCTTAGCGCCAAGACGCAAACAAGTCTTAGCAATTCGCCAGTTAACCTCAATGCTTACAGGCTTCTCCCACTTACCGCTCTCATCGTGAATAAGCATCTTTAACTTTTCCCCGTCATAACTGTTGTCTGCCGTGTTCTTCCAGTCAATAGACGTGTCAAGACCCTCCATAAACTCATCCTCATCCCCCATGTTTTTACGGGTTATCTTTTTAGCCGGAACACGATATGCGAGCTCAGTCTTTGGACGATCCATACCGTCCTGTATAGGCTTGAAAAAGAATGGATAGTTTGACGAGATAGGTACAACCTTGTCAGTGAACATTATCTTAGCGTCAGGACCAGTCTTGGAAAGTATACCAAACCTAGAGTTCTTAGTTATGGTAGCCTGGTTGACAATCTCGGCACTAGACATAAAAGAAAACCCAGAACGACGGTTTTTTAAGTAGCACATCCCAAAGCACCTTGGATCGGCCTTGCACGCCTCCCAGTATATGAAAAATATCCTGTTAGATTCACGAAACTCTGGTAAACCTATGTCTATCTTCGTCCACTGCAAGTACATGTAGTGAGCGCCCGTAATATATGTGGGTTTTTTATTGTTATAAAACCAATGTCCGTTGTCTCTTCGCTCGAACTCCTGCTCTATGTAGTCAATCCACTTTGACTTAAATGCGTTATCTCTTTCATTCCATTCAAATATGGTTTTTATCCTAGACAACTCTTTAGGGTATTCAGCTGGTTTCCATTTTGATGTCCTGTGTTCTATGCCAACAGGCTTCTCTGGAAGCGCTATCTTTAAGCTATTTATCAAATATATATCACCTATAGTTCCGTCTTTTGATATTACAATTATGTCGTGATCTGGATCGTATCCATATTCCCACGACTTAGCCTTGTTCTTTTCAAGTATAACAGACTTTTTTATTGGACTTACTATAGTATACAACTGACTCATTTACTGTGTTTTTCAGCAAACCCCTTGTTAGACGCAACCTTCAACGGAGCGTCTACACCGTTAATTATATTCTCCTCCTCCTCTATCTTCTTTAATATATCAAACGCATCCATAATTGCAATGCGCTTTGCCTGTGCGGCGTTTTTAAGCCTATCAGCAGAGATGTCAGACTCCGGATCGTTTGTCAATATAGGCTCTTTTGCGACCTTTATCAGTTCGTCAACAGCCCTTCTACCAGCCTCAATAAGGTTTTTCTTTATTTCTGCGATGTTTTTTGACATAACGACACACAAATATTTCTAGTAAACATACGATACAGCCGCTCGCCATCAACAAGAAACTCATACTCACTGTCAGGCGTAAACGCTACCATATCTCCATCAAATACACCCATCGACTCAAGCTCAGAATTAGAATACACCATCTCTCCAAGCAAAGGCCTTTCTTTTTCGGCGGCCTGCATCATGTCTTTACCGTCAATACGCAACGGCTTAACTAAGCAGTACGGGTCAACACACCGCATCTCCCCGTCGCGCTTATACAAAAACACGTCCTCAACCAAAAACAACGTGTCCCTAAAATGCGCAGGACCATAGACCTCCTTACCTCTAATGTCAAAATATTTTCTAAATGTGTTATGATGAACCATAACAACGTCCCCCTCTACAATCGGCCCAGAATAACCAATAGGAGTAGACTTAACTACAGCAAACCTGTTCGTGGCCGTATGGTCTTCTTTTGAAGTGCTAACAACAAGTCCGTTTTCTCTTGTGCTAGAATAAAGCTTTCCACCAACAGGCTCTACCAAAAAGCAGAGCGGTGATTTCATGTATTTAAAAATCTAAATTATATTCAATTGCCATGGGCATAGTAGAGTTAAAACTCTTCCATTTTATTATTTCGCCCTTTTCGTTTTTCACCCATATAGACACGAATGAATCTTCCATCCGTATTTCACAGATACTCATTGTCCCGTTTTTAACAGGCTGACCATGCATGTAATGCATAGCACCACCCTTATAATCGGGACCAATGGATATCTTTCTAATTATCATACTGCAGCCCAACCTGTAGACTTCCAAACATACAGCCCTTCAGTGGCATCGGTTTGGTATACAACCTGACCAAGCACACCAGTGATCGCCAATCTTTGAGCCTGTGTTACATTCTTAGTTCGTCTAATCTCGTCAATAGTTACCAAATAATTCTGTAAACCATACAATGGTGACGATATAATTATAGTCTCATTACCAACAACTGTAGTGGGAAGAGATGCGTATTGACTTATTATAGACATACTACAAAGATAATTATTCTTCTGAATACTCTCCAGTCTTCAAATCGATTTTTACGTTTCCGTATTTTTCGAATAACTCAGCCTGAAATGTTTGCAGTTGATTTGCAGCATTTTCGATCTCAAACATAGTCGTAGACTTCTTGCTTTTTAACCTTTGCAAAGACACTTCAATTTCTGCAATTTCATACTTCAGATCATGAACATTTGAGTTTAAGGATCTTAAGGTTTCTAATTCAGTAGATTCTATTTTTTTCATTTGAATACAAATCTAAATAAAAAAATACAACAAATCAATAGAGCGAATAATAAAATGTTTTCAGACAAAGAATCTTTTTGAACAACAACCCTTGCAGGCATAGTTATAACTTCTTTTATCCTAACCGTATCCCCCTTACACTTAGTGTACACCTTTATCTTATCCTTTATGCGTATAACCTTGGTGTAAACAAACGAGTCCTGCATAACAACCGTGTCATACTCTGTAGTTGTAAATGTATCGTAAAGAAACCTGTCCTTAAAAATAATCGTCGTGTCGTATTTCATCAACGTATCCGGACGCAATATTGACGGGTCTTTTTTAATAGCCCTGTCAATATGCCACTGCGCCGAGCAGGACGAAAACAGCAAGATAACAAAAACTAAATACCTCATAACTTTCTTTTCTGACTTTTCGGTGGCATCTTTTTATCTCCACTAGGACCTGACCAAAACATTTTGTTGGCCCAATACGCAGCACTCATCTTGCCTTTAGCGATATTAGACGCATGCCTTGCCTTAAAAGACGCACGCGCGTCGGCAGAGTAGTTATGACCCATTTTTTGATCGCCAAATCGTATAAGTTTCACCTTGTCGCCCTCTTTTGCAAGCACCATACCCTTTTTAGTTGGGTGGGACGGAGTCTTCTTTGGCTTGTTAACACCCTCTAGGTTGTACCTGTCGAGCATTGTCTTTATTCTATTATTTTCCATGTTAGCTAACATGTATTATCGTAGCACTTCCACTTATTCCTGTGGCAATGGCTGCGGTGGTGTCGTTATCTAAGTGTTTCATCAAATGGGTTAGGTTGTATTACTTCAAATTCTGTTGGTTGCCCTAATATTGGTATAAGTGATTCGTCAAATACTATATACCAAAACTGCGGCTCGTTTAATTCTGCAAACCGATAATCTACCCAGTTTTGCGTTACGTCATCGGGCGTAACTGGAATACCATAATAAGCATCACACGCCTCTCGTGCGTTAATTGCGTCTTGTTCTGTAGTAAATTTATATCCTGTAACTGTCATAATTTAATATATGTTGTAGTATGAGTTGATGTTTGATTCGATGGCTGTTCGGTTGGAAGATTGGTCAGATGTATAGATTATTAATTCTGTAATTTTACCGTTAAAATATGGGCTGCCAATATCTTGAGCAATTGCTCTTACTATACAATTATTTACTGCAGCAGTGCCAGTTGTTAAATTTCCATTAAGTGATATACCAGTTCCAGTTGATGATACATAACCAAATTGAACATAGGGTACATTAGTTGTTATTGTATTTCCTTGTAAAACTCTACTTGTTCCATCTTCAAAATAAATTTGTGCTTTATTTTGTCTGCCTCCTATTGACATATCTCTTACAAAAGAACCTGTATAGGCTGTTAATGTATCGCTTCCTTCATATATTGTTTGACTTATTGAGATTGTTGTATAATTATGTATAGATATTAACGTCAATCCTGTAACTCCTGTGATTTCAGTGAATCCTATTCTATCATTAGTTCCATCAAATTGTAATGTAGATTTACTATTTTCAGTAATTACACTACCACTACTAACAATTTGTGGTTGGTTTGTTGCTGTTGATTGTACTGCGTTATTAGAATTACCGCTCTGGTCATACCACGTTGTAACAAATCCATTACCACTTCCGCAGAATGATGTCAATGAAGATGTATCCAAAATGAAATCTGTTCCCACTTGAATAAATCCTATATCTTGTTCAGTGTTATCACTTGACCGACGAACACGAATAGCACTACCTGTATATGCACTGCGTAATTTTCTCAATGAATACGCAGCGGCCGCATTGGGATATGAATCAAGTATTCCTTCAAACCCAAAATTTTCGCTTCCAATTTTACCCAACTGCGTAGGCAATTGCCCTTGAAAAAGTTTATCGCCAAATCCTCGAAATTGTCCGAAATCTGCCATTAATAATCCCCTTTAATTGCAAAAATATTTACCCCGTTTGTAACTGCAACTGTGATACCTACCAAAACTTTTTGACCGCTCTTTAATTGTAGGTCGCTATATGCCGTTACCTGTCTTTGTGAGGTTGTTGTTGTACTCGCAGTAATAGCAGGTAGTGCAATTTCATCAAATAACTTTGGGCTTGTTCCGCTTGTGTTAGTAATAAAAATCAATGCTATTGTCCCAGAATTACTCCCAGCAACCTTAGCCCCTATCTGTGTTATCTTAGTTCCGTCCGTTGCAGCAGTCAACAACTCCACTAAGTTAGTAGTAGTCGCCCCTGTTCTATCTGTTGTTGCAGCCGTAACCGTTACAATTTTAGTTTCGGGTACGAGTGCGAAAATTGGTGATGTATTTGCAGCCATTATTAGTAGTTATAGAATAAATATAAATCCCCACCCGTTGATGGAGGAATGTTTAAGTTTGTTAAATTAGAACCATCCACCGCAGGAAGTTTAGCGTTTGCATCCAATTGCACCAACTTGTTAGCAGCATTAAATGTGTTGCCTTGTAAGGTCACATTTGCAGACAATCGAGCATCGTTTAAAGTACCGCTTGAAATGTTGTTTGCATTGGTTGTGTCAACATTTAACACATTACCCAATCCAACTTGTGCTTTTGTTACGCTATGCGGATTTGAGGTATTTGAAATGTGGGAAGTTAGTGTAGATAAATTAGCAGTTATCTGTGCTTGAAGTTTACCAAATGCGACTAATACGCTATCGGTTGCAGAAATTATCGCGTTGGTTGCAGTACTTAACCCAGTTAACACAACGTCACGAACTCTTGTAGAAAATGGCCTGTTCTTCCACTTACTGGTAGAAGACTCATAAATTAACACATCGTCATTCGACAGGGACGTTAACTGTACGTCGTCTAATGCAGACAACAGCTCCTCACCAGTAACCAGATTACCACCATATGTAACGCCGTCTCCAATATAAACTTTCTTCGTGTCGGTTACATAGACAATTTCACCCTGCGCGAACACAATGGGCATCCTGTCTATTTCAAGTCCACGCCTTAGCTTAATTGCCATACTACAAAAATAACTATTTTATATGAAAGTGCCTCCATCGAAGTTAAACCCACCACCAGGCACCAAAAACGTGCCGCCGTCGATGTCCAACTCTCCAGTTCCACCAGACACCTCTGCCGTTTTATTCTCCCAAAGACCAGTTGCCTCGTTATACACTAAAAACTGACCCTCCGTTGGCGTAGATATATTAACGTCACCCAAGTCGCTCAAGTATTCAACAGACGATGAACCACCACCAATAGGTATTATATTAGCGATAATAGAAGGGGTTGCAGGATATACAGCATTAGCTGGTTCATACTTTAAGCTAACCTGTGTGCTTGTAGCTTCCCAAAATAGCTCAATATAGTCATTGTCATTTAAAGACGTTCCATTGATTATTAAAGTCATTAACTGCTCCGAGGGCTGACCAGCGGATTTTCTTGGCTGAAGCACCATCTTAGTATTTGAATTTGGATACACAACCCCGTTGTATTTAATCCAAAATTCAGCGGTTTCTTGTCCGTTTGAGTTATTAGCCACCTGAGCTACATAAGAAAACTGATACGTACCAGCCTTGTCTAAATATATCCTACTGCCAGACGTAGACGTACCGACAGCCTCATAAGTATTTCCAATAATAACTGCCTGTGGCGTATTTACCGCAACAATTGGCTGAGATACATTTGAAAAAAATGACCCATATCCCGTTGGCTCAGGCCCTCCAGCACTAATGGTTACAACACCCGTTCCGTCCGATGGAGATATGGTTATGTTTGACCCAGCAACGATCTGAGACACATACTTAGCGTTAAGACGTTTAAGTATCCAGTCAATAGACTTGGGTATGTCTTGTACGTATTCTGAATATTTCCTTGGACCCCTGAACATTGGTGGTTATTTTTTAGTGCTTTTACCATTGCTACCTTGGCGTCCACGATTGATCGATTTGCTCTCAAGCACCATCTTTCCATTCTTAGTATGGCTCAGGTCTTTACCCATCTTCTCCCTCTTACCATATATACCACGCTCGCGAGCTTCTTTGTTAAGTTCTGCACGGTAAGCCCTTCTTTCAGGTGTTGACTGATACTTTTTATCGTATGAGTAATCCCTTCCGGTTGCCTTTGTTGATCCTTTCCGTGACATTACTTTCTAAATTTAGCTGTTTTCTTCGCTATTTTCTCAGGCTGCTTTACAAACTGCTCCCCCTTTGCATTGCCAGCAGCTTTAGCTCTATTTGTAGCAGCTTTTTCTCCAGAAGATAAAGCCTTCCAAGCCTTCTCAGGTAGATACCTCTTCTTGCCCTCTGACTTAGACCCGTCGCTCGTGGTCCACTTTTGTTTGGTCCACTTTGACAACTTATTGTCACTGCTCTTTTGGCCAGAGTATCCTCCGCCCTTCTCCTTGTATATCTTAACCGCAAGCTGCATAGCCCTTGCGGAGTGCTTGCCACCCATTTTATCTTTAGCCTGCTCCTTAGCACGCTCCCAAAGCTTTGGGTTCGTCTTGGTGGCAACAGACATTACTTCTTCTTCTTCTTGGCCATCATCTTTTCCTTCTTCTCCATAGACTTAGACTCAGACTTCTCGTGCTTCATCATAGCCTTTTTTGAAGAGTACTTTTCCATTCCGCCGTATTCAGACATTTTCTTTTTCATAATACAAATATAGTTATTCTACAGTAAAAAAATTAGACAAAAACTTACCAACGCCACCAACAATCGCACACCCGATCATAACCTTTGGCTCGGACATGTTAAAACCAGCAATCATTATACTAGCCGCCGCCAAAGAGTCGCCAAAAATGCGAATTCTTTTGGGTGTTGGCGAAAAATAGGGCTTAAACTTAATCATTCTTTTATCTTTTTCCATGTCTTTATCAGGTGATACGTGAATGCCATCAAACCTGACAATATTGCAACAAATCCAGCGGCAACAGACACAATAGACTGTATTTCAACCGCTCTCTGAGCCATCCACGTTACGCCACTTATTCCGGTGGCTATAGCTGCTGTGGTGTCGTTATCTAAATTTTTCATTATGGGAATGGTGGTGATGGTGGTGGTATATATTCTCCTTGTGGTAAATCTAACACCCAAGCCCATTCGGTTTGGGATACTG